GGTGCTACAGTAGACGAAGACCTCTACGGTGGCGATACTCCAGTAATCCCAAGAGCCATAGACAATGCAAGAACAGTACAGGCAGATGCTATTGGTGTTGGGAGTGCTTTGTTTGATGGTGATAATGATTATATAGCACTTGCTTCAACGATGGAGTCTTTAAGTAACACATCTAATTATACTTTATCTGCTTGGTTTTTAACATCCAATTCAACTTCTGCAGGTTCTAATAGATTACAAAATGCTATATATTCTGAAAGCTACGGCGGATTCCAACACGATTTTGGGGTTGATGGAGGCAAGCTCACTTGGCATCATTATGGCAGTAGTTGGGAAAAAAAACAGGGAGCTACTACTGTGTCTGATGGAGTGTGGCATCACGGAGTATTGGTACATTACAGTGATACGACTATAGACATATATCTTGATGGTTCATTGGATTTGGATGGTGCGTCTGGTTATGCAAGTAATGATTTTAAAATTGATATGATTGGCAAAAATTATACTGCTACTACATTTAACGGTAACATCTGTCAAGCGGGCGTATGGAGTAAGGCACTCACCCAAGCACAGGTAAATCGAGTAATGGAAAGGACATTTGAGGAGTTTAATGCAGATGACAAAACAGACTTAGTCTCATATTGGGCATTGGATGAAGCATTAGATGAGTTCCCTGCTATTAAAACTACTGTATCTGATTTAGTTACTACTACACTTGGAAGTGATTTATTGTTAGGTAGAGGATTTACTAATAATGATGATACTTTCTGGACTATAGAAGCAGGCGGAAGTGGAAGTGCTGAAATAACTGGAGGTGAGTTGGTTTTTATAGGTAGGGCTGGTGGATATAGAGTTAAAAGGGCTACTCTTACTCCAGAATTTACAGTTGGTAGAACTTATAAAATTCAAGTTGAGGTTACTGATTATACTTCTGGTGCTTGTTTTATTGATGTGAATCAAACTCATTTAAGCGGCACTTCTTCTTATGATTATTTTTGGAATACATCAGCAAACAGATTAGATGCTATTGGTGTACATACATTTTATTGGACTGCTTCTGCTATATCAAGTCAGCAAATTGCTATTACACCAGCAACAACTACAACTATGAAATTAGCTAACTTTACAGTTCAAGAAGTTAATGGCAACACAGGGACACTAATCTAATGGCTACCACAATATCATCAGGAACTAATCCTTACAAGCTCGGCTCTCCTCCAGACTTCGGCACTCTTTATAGTGGCAGGGCATTAGAGTTTGATGGGGTTACGGATTATGTGGATACTAATTTTAATGCAAGTGTTGTCATTGGCTCTGGTAATGCTTATACCTTTTCTGCATGGGTTTATCCATCTAATGATGCTGGATATATTATTTGGGCTGTAGATGGAAGTAATCAAATTGGAATGGGATTAAAAGGTAGTGGTGGAGTTCCATATTTATATTATGCTGTAACTGGTGGTACTAATTATGGAACAACAACAGCAGTTATGAAAAATGATGTGTGGCAATTTTGTGTTGTAACTTATGATGGAACTACTGTTAGGTCGTATTTAGATGGAGTGTTTTATGATGATGATACAGCATCCAGTCCAACTTATCCTAATTTAGATAGTTTTATTGGAGCAAGAAATGTCCAAGGAGTATCTGGTGCTTCAGGATTTATGGATGGCAAAATAACAAATGTCCAACTCTGGGACAAGGCTTGGTCATTATCAGATGTACAATATGCCTACACACATCCAGAGAAGCTAATCACACACAATAGTGCAGTAACATCTGGCACTACCATATCCAATCTCAAGGCTTGGTATCCGATGACAGAAGGTAATCCAAGAAGCCCACAGACTACTGTATATGATGGCAGTGAAAAAGGATTGGGGAGTGAGTTGATTACGAATGGTGACTTTAGTGGGGCAGATATAACCTCATTTACAGCTTCAACTTCTAATATAGAAACTCCTGTTATAGAGGATGGAACTCTAAAGATTGAGTTAACATCTACGCAAGGATATACAGGGATTACTACTGGTGGCTCTGCTGATGGCAATATTTATAAATTAACTGGCAGAGTAAAAGTGGGTACTGCAACTAATATTAAGATACGTTCATTGGGAGATTTTGGAACTTGGGCAGATGTAACATATACTAATACAGATTGGGTGTCATTTACTCATTATGCAGTATCATCTGGAGCTAATGGAAGACTAAAGTTTGAACTTAATGGTAGTTCGGGGCAAACAGGTTACTTAGATGACATTTCCATCAAATTAGTCAAAATGGGCAATCACGGTACAACTAAATTTTATGGGACTGAGTTGTGGGATTCAGCAGCGAGTACATTTGACAGTGGTACTTATAATTGGAGTGCGGTTGGTAGTAATACACAAGCAAATGTAAGTAATGAACTTCAAATAACTTATGATGATTCACAGTTTGGTTCAAGGGTGTATTTGAGGGATGATGAAGATATGAATACAGACCTCGTAATAGGCAGGCAATATAGATTAACGATTGATGCGTATTTCACAGGAGGTAGTTCTGGAGTTGTGGTAACAGTATATACAGATGCATTTAATGACACATCAGCAATAGCAGAAAATTCAGGTTCAAAAACTAATTATACAATAGACTTTACAGCAACTCATGCTACAAATAATGTCTTAGAGTTGAAAGGTATGGGGGCTTCAAATGTAGTATATCTTGATAATATTTCTTGTAAAGAAGTAGGCGTAGCCGCAGGCTGGACTACTGCTGATGCAGAGCCTTTAATCCCACAGACTGCATTGATGGGGATGTCAAAACCGATTTTGTTTGATGGGGTTAATGATGTAGTAAGTTGTGGAACTGTATCAGAGATTACTGCACCTACTGCTTCCTATTCGGTTTGGTTTAATTCATCTACTATAGGTGAGGATGATGGGATATTATGTAATGGTACTACAGGTTTCCATAGGGTAAGTATTGTTTTTAATCAGAATGGTAAATTAGCATTTTCTGGGGGTGGGGGAGCTAGTGCATATCATATATATTCAGATTCAGTAATGAGTACAGACACTTTGTATCATGTTGTATGTACAAGGAGTTTATCTGGTAGCTATACAACAATAAAAATGTATTTAAATGGTGCATTACAAGCTGATACTGATACAAGCGAATATACCCAAAGCACATTTGTTAATACTTTATTTATTGGAAGATTACAACCAGTATTGACAAGACATTTTGAAGGTATTATAAATGAAGTTGCAATATTTACTGATGAACTTTCTCTTACACAAGTACAGGAATTATTCAATGATGGAGCTCCATTTGATTTAGACGGAAGTACATTAACAGGCAGTCCCACATTAACAAATTATTATAGAAATACAGGAACTGGTACTTGGTCAAATTTAAAGAATCCAGGAACTGATGATGGCACTCCTGCTGGCTCTCCAGACACACTCCTCCTCCCCGAAGGCACTACCTCTGGCAAAGACATATTAGGCTTCCCACTTACACATACGAAGTTGGAAAAAGTTCTGCACTTGCAAATATTTTTGATGGCGGGGGGACAGTTAGTGGATGGTTAAAATATGAAAGTACAGCATTATCTACAGTAATAGAAAAAGATAGATGGGAAGTTAATTTAGATGGTGGTGGAAAAATTAGATTATATTATTATTTTAGTGGGGATGATGGTCTTTGGATTACAACTAATAATGTAATTACTTTAGGTCAATGGACTCATTTTGCTATTACTTATGATAGTAGTAGTTCTTCTAATAATGCAGTTATTTATATTAATAGTGCTTCTGTTTCAGTTACAGATGCAGATACACCAACAGGCACAAGGCAAACAGATATTACATCTGTATTAAAAATAGGTACAAGAAATTGGTTGGCAGGTTTTTTTGATGGGCAACTTGATGAAATAAAAGTATACAACAGAGCATTAGAACCAGAAGAAATCACAAAGAATTATAAACACGGAAAAAGCAAACATAGTTAAGGAATTATTATGGCTCATTATGAATTATACATCTGTCTGACAAAGGCAACTTACGAATCAGCAGTACCAAGCGTACTCCAGCCTAAATTAGGGTGGGATGAGTACACCTACAAAGATGTAGATAAGACTGGAACAAGAATGGTGCAACTTACCGTATCACATGACAATAGCCCAAAGCCTGAAATCAAAACATATATGGACAC